CCCTACGGTTGCGACTGGTAATGCTGAAATGGCTATATCTGTCATTTTATATCCCTAAGTCATTAATTTTAATCAATAATTCCCAGCAAAAATATTGTACCGTTGACGAGTAGCCACTAAGCTGTATGGTAGTGACATAATATCGTCAGGATTATTGATACGTTTAAGATTGCGTTTAGCTGTCATCGCTATGCGTGACACTTGAGGGCTTGGCTCTACACCAAACTCAGGGGCTAATTCACACGCTAGGTTATACTTGAACGCACGAAGGTAGCCTGGTGGAAAGGCTAACGTGGTTGCGAGCGTAGCGGGTTGTGTTAATTCTTCAACCGAAACAATATGGAATTCCAGTAACTTAGTAGGTACTGGATAGACTGTCATGGTAATGTTTGGGTATTCCATGTTTACCCACATCACTTGTGGATAAGTAGAAGTCACTGTCTTAACCGCAATACCATTGTATTGTTGTTGGTTAATCAGCTTAATACCAAAAGATATGCCTGACGATGGATCGCGGAAGTATGACGAATCATCAATTAATACAGGGCGATTGCCAATGAAGTCGCCTGACGGCCCCATAGTCTTAGTTATTACATTCGGCCCCCAAGGTACAATTTGGTCTTGGGTTGAGAACACTGAAAGTCGTTCAGTATTCCAACTGTCAATCATTTGATTTAGCGCAGATAATGAATCTTGCGCGGTTGATGCCGTAGGTGTTTCACCCTCGGCTAATTGTCCGATTAGGCGTAACGCCCCACAAATTTGGTCATAAGCTGTTGTTGCCATAGTATTAGCTCCGTCTGCGTTTAATTACCAATCCATTTACAGGAGCCGCAACTTCAACAGGAGAAGGCGTATTTGGATTATATACTATCCATCCGTTTTGTACATCAGCTTCTGCTTCTGCTTCAGCGATTGCTACTTTAGTGCCATGAATAGGATGTTGTAAATATATAACCATTATTGCTGTCCTTCCAAATAGGTGGCAAAATTACCAATAAAGGCTTTACTGCCTATATGTCCAAAAGTTATTGTAGGGTCTAACCAAAGGTCAAACCCTGCGGCTGAAGCCCGTTTGCAAAACATTATATCTTCTGACACCATGCGGTCATCTAACAAAGCTCTACTAAATAATGCAGGGATACGTTTAAACGCATCCTTTACTACAAACTGATAACTAGGGTATGCGCTTGCCATGCGTTCAATAACGCGTCTATGGATACACAAAAAACCACCTGGAAGGCTATTAGCACGTAGCAACCCGTCTTGCGTTTCATTGGATCTATAATCAACTGGATAAAGTTCAGTATCGTGCTTAATGCGATAAGCGCCACCTACTATATCTTTATTGTGCGAGATTAATTGACTAATCGCGTCACCATTCCAGCCTAAATCTGAATCAATAAACATTAAATATTCGTGCTTAGAATCAAGCAATTTAGCTGCGGCAATATCACGCGCGGTATCAATAAAATGTACCCCCGTAATAAGCGCTAACTCAAAGTCTACTGTAATAGTAGCTTTTAAAAGCGAATGAAGGTACTCACTACAAACCTGACCATCATAGCAAGGTGTTGCAATGAGTACCGACATTTTTTACGCCATTATACCTACTGCGCGTAATGCTGTACGGCAAGCATTAGCACAAGTTAGGGTTGTTGCAGCATCAGTGCCAGCGGCTACAGTTGCTTGTTGTGCTGCTGGTGTAACACCATAAAAGCCAACGGTTGCAGTGGTAGCGCCACCAATTTGAACAGGTACACCTGTACGGCCTACGTTCATGGTTTCACCAGTATTACCATCACCAACTTGATAAGTCATCTTAAATCTCCTAAAAAATTAAACTAGGGGCCGAAGCCCCATTAGTTAGCCCCAAATACGGGCAGCCATTTGTGGGCGGATTGTTGAGTAACCGTACAATACATCAATACGGCAAGGTAAACGGTCATTGTTAATATCATACTGACGTACAATACGCAATGAGATACCGTTATGAACTTGACGTGAAGCCATATCAACACCTTGAGGTAATAACAAGTCAGCCGTTGCAAAAGTAATGGCATTTTTGTTATACACTAAGTTTTGAGCATAGCCAGTTGAAGCTGCACCAACATAAGTGATTAATGCGTCTGCTACTGGGAAAGCATCAATAGTAGCAAGTGCATTAGCCGCAGTGTACATTGGAGGTTGAACTGCAACATCAACGAACTCAGTACCTGCTGAAGTGTTTAATGCAGTCACAACGAATTGCTGTAATGAGCCTGTAGATTGACGAGTTTGTGGGTTAACTGCAAACACCGCTGCCACTGTAAATACATCGCCAACAACTAAAGTTTTAGCATTAGTAACTGATTTAATGGTTAATGTAGTAGCGCCTTGTGTAGCAATCGTTGTTTTGATTGCAGCAGCGTCAGCTACAACGCGTGAGCCTGTAGTGTGATTAAGGATTGATTGTGACATATTAACTTCGTCATAGCCTAAAACGCCAGTACCCATCATGCCTGTAGCAAATTGACGAGAGATAGTGTTTGTAGGATTGAAAAAGCCTTTCATGCCTTCAACTAAGCCAGCATTAGCCGCAGGGTTAACTGTCGCATAACGCTCATTCATAGGTGTTGCATACTCGTTCAATTTTTGTTGAGCTTGTAACAATACTAATGAAGTTGCAGGTGTAGTGCCTGGTGTACCAACTGAAGCATAGATACCTTTGTAAGCATTAGCTACATCAGCGTCAATCGTAGACGCTAATTGAGATACGCGTGGTTTAAGTACACGTTCCGCAAAGTCATCTAATTGCATAGTTAATTCAGCAGAGGTGAAGTTAACACCAATGTGTTTTTGGCTAGATACAGCCAAGGTTGTGTATTGCTCGTTGTCGTCTTGCACTTGCAAGGCAGCACCGTCAGTTACCAATGCACGATCTGGTAAACGGATACGCAATGTAGAACCAATTTTAGCGCCTTCAACAGCAAAGCTGTCATCGTAGGCACGATTTACGTTACGGGTAAGAACAAGATTATTCTCTAAAATCTCAAGAGATTTACGAGTAATCATGTCAATGGTTAAAAGTGAGTTAGACATAATGTTTCCTTAATAATAAAATTAGCGATATTTGTCGTTGCTCTCCGCCTTCTTAACCTGTCTAGCTCTTTCCGCTGCAATCCATTCTGACGTACTCATTGTTTTAATTGAGCGTGGGTCAGTTGTATCGTAGTTGGCAGAGTTACCTCCGCGAGCTGTCACAGGCGCAATTGGGGCTGGTGCGCTAGACGTTTTTTTAACTGGCGGATTAGAAGTCAAATTGGCTTCAATACGCCCTATTTCTTTAGCTTGGATTAGAGGTGATAAACGGGATATTCTATCGGCTTCTTTTGGATTTGCACCTAAGTAGTAAGCTACATCAGGCCCAATATCCGAAGATTGGATAGATTCTGCCATCGCGTTAGTGATTCGTAAGTTCGGGTTGTAGGCAACTTGTTCAAAGTCGTCATATTTAGCCCGCGCTTCTTCTTCTCTATCGTGATACGCCTCAATTAGTTCAGACTGCTGTCTACTTTGCTCACGTTTAGCCAATAACTGTTCAGCTTTCTGTTCTGCAAGTGCATCTGCATAGGCTTCAACTGTATCATACTGGTCAACCGTAGGCGCTTCAGTAGGAGCAACTGGCGTAACCGCACGTTCTCTTTCCCATTTACGCTGTTCTCTTGCCAAGCGTTTACCAATAGCGGCATCAAGTTCCTCTTGCGAGAATGTCTTTGCTGCTTGGCTTTCTTCCGACACTTCTACTGCTACTGCATCAGATTCGGGAGCTGTCGTAACTTCCTCTACTGGCGCGGGTACTACCGCTAATTCAACATCGTCACTCATTTTATTATCCCTTAACGGAATCTCGGTTAACCTTACCGATACGGATTAAAACTAGATATTCTTAATACTGTCCTGAAATGCTTTAATGCGAGCGTCAAGCGCGGCAGTTGCGGCATCCAGTTTGTCATTACCTGCTTTAAGTTCACCAAAGCGAACATCAAGCTCATTTGCGTTAGCTTGAACTTTTTTCTCACGGGTTGCAACCTCTTTTTCGCGTTGCGCTAATTCAGCATCATTTACCGCAATTCGGTCATCAAGGCGTTTGCCTTCAGCTTTAAGTTCAGCCACTAACGCTTCTGCTGTATCTTTTGATTCTTTAGCTTTCTCTAATATAGCATCCGCATCTACTTTTTTGCTTAATGCGTACACATCCGCCGCATCTTTAGCTTTAATGGTTGCTTCAACGGCTGAAAGTGCGCCTTGGCGTTTAGCCAATTCATCCCTAAGTTCAGCCATCTTACCTAAGTCAATTAAAAACTGCTTAGTGAAGTAGCCAATGTAATCAGGGCTTCCTGTACTGTCATTTGTAATGTTCATTATGCGTAATAGCTAATATTTAATTTAGCCCCTCCAGCTTGTTCAATAAAACGAATTTGAGTTAAGTCACCATCGTACTGTAGTGTTACGCCGACTGCAAGTGGCATACCAACTGTAGCCGTAGGAGCAACACCATCATCGCGCCAACGTACTGCTTGAGCTTCAGGTGTAATCAGTGCGATTGAAGGCCCACCTGCTAATCCGCTAAGGTTTTTAACTGGTACTGTTAAAAAGGTTGCGCCGCTTAAATCCGTAATTTGCTGATACCCTAAGCGCGAGGTAATTGCTTTTAAATTTGTTGCCATCTAAATTCTCCTACTTTGTGTGAATGACCGTATCTCAAGCCATAATTGTTGACCTGCGACAATAATACTCCCAAAAAACCCGCCTGCAAAGAA